TCATTGGTGGATCAATTTCAACAGTAGCTCCAGAAGTATATCCAGAACCACCACTTCCTGTTATGTTAGCACCAATCAAATATAATGGATCAGATTCTCTATATCCATCACCCTGTAAAGTTATATTGGCATAAGTGTAGTTATGTCCACCAGAATCAATCTGAACATTTTGAATTGCGCCATTAGAATAAAACTGTCCGCGAAGAGCAGTAACTACTGGCATATAAACGTCAGTTAAAAATTTATTACGTAAAGCAATAGGAATACTATACAAATACTTCCACATATATCCATCTGGCATATTCACAGGATCAACTGTAGTTCCAACAGGTTTATATGTAGATGGAGAATTTAACGCATTATCTAAACATTTATATACGTTATATTCATCAGTAACGACATAGAAATTACAATTTTCCATGCGCTGAGTTCCAGAATATGCTTTGGCAATTACGCCAGATGCCAAAGCACCCTCGCCACCACCACCAGTTAAGGTGATAGTTGGAACTGATGTATAACCACGTCCTTTATTTGTTATCGTAATATCAAATACAACACCATCAACGATAGAAGCTACTGCTGTGGCACCTGTTCCACCACCACCAGTAATTGTGACAGTCGGAGGATCAGCATAACCATATCCACCAGAAATTAAATCAATTCCATCTAATTCATCGCTATAATTATCATCAAACATATCATATACAGTTCCAGAAACCCAATCTACTCTATTGACAATAAAGGCGACATCTGTAGATTTAATTTCTTTCATTGTAATAATTTCATTACGAGTTTTCAACTCATAATCGAAACTATCGATTGGAAATGGAGGATTTACCTCGTCAGTCCACTCTAGGGTTTTCCCTAGAAAATAATAATATCTTGCTGAACGTGTAGAAATCTCATTAAACAATCCCTCAGCGATTGAGTTGTGTAATGTAGATTTTAATAGCGATGAATTTGCCATTGCTTATTTTCTTTATATTAACTTACTGTAACAACCCAAGTGATTGCGATAGAATCTCCAGCTGCTTTATTAACTACTGGGAAAGTAGTACGGCAAAGCAAAGTACCTGCAGAGGAAGCGTTAAAAACACCAGCTTCAGTAATAGCACCAGTGCCAGTACCTGCTGGGAAAGTAGCAGTATAAGTTACAGTGTTTGTAGAAGAAGTTCCTGAAGCAAGAACAACACGACCAGCTTCAGTACCTAGAGTTGTATCACCAGCAGCTGGTGTACCAGTTCCAGTACCGATAGCCATGTGAGACATGATGTTAGAAGCAGTTCCAACAATTCTTGAAGCAATATAGTTCTTACCAACAGTAACAACTAAGTTTGGAACATGGATAGATTTTTTAACAGTACCATCTTCTGCGCGAAGAACGATTGATAATTCGCCCTTCATTTTTAGATTTTCATTTAGATCCATTAGTATCTCCTAATTAAAAGTTTAGTGGGGTGCCGACATATTGTTCTGCGAACCAACCAGCTTCGGCATATGGGTTAAGAATAATAAACCCAACGTCAGTTTGAGTGACTTCATCGACACCAGAAATTGTAGGGTCAATATATTTAGTCATACTTAGGTAAGGCATTTCAGTTATAACAGGATAATCATCTAAACGCTTACCGAAATCTGTTAGGAAGTTTCCGTTTCCGTTATCAGACATAAGTTGAACATCCTCTAAGAGTTTTCCAAACTCTTTGCTAGAAATGTCCTCTGACATAACAAAATTACTAGAGTTTAATGCTTTACCAAATGCCTTGGTTGAAATTTCATCTGCATATGAAGTGCTATCTTCTAAAGGTTTATTGATACCCTTAGTAGAAATTGCATCTGTTGGTAAAGAAATAGAATCTTCTAATCCCTTTGTTACAAATTTTTCAGCGATACTTTCATCAACAAGAACTTCTTCGTTAGCGAACACAGAAAGAATCTTAATCATCGATTCTAATTCTAAGCTAATATCAAATTCGTTACGAATATCATATTCGCCAAATACAGCCATACCAGCTGGATGAACAAGAGTTTTAACTGCTGATTTATATGTATCTAATCTCTCATCAATCTTAAGAACATATGAGAATGCTTGATAGTAACGACTATCTTGAATAAAAATAGCATCATCTAAGAAACCATCGTTATTTAAATAATAACCTGGATATTTACCAAGAGGTCCAAGAGTAATTTTAATAACTGCTGGTTCGTATGGACTAACGATAGCTGTAGAACTATTACCAAATTCGCGCAAAACTTCACCAGCATATGTTCCATCAATAGCATTTATAGAGTAATCTGCTTTATTAATGGTACCAGATTCGTCAAATCCATCAGTTGATTCAGTGATATTAACGTTACCACCAATAATTGATAAAGAAGTTCCACCAGTTCCTGTAGTTGACTGTCCAAGATCAGCATAAATTGTTGATGTGAAATCAGTTGTATATCCTACACCAAATTTAATAAATTCAGCTGATAAAATTCCACCTGCAGAAGTGGCTCTAGTAACTTTCATTATTGAGCCGATACCTTTACCATTCTTAATTTGGTAAAGTTGACCAACTCTAAATCCTGTACCTGGAGATAAAATTTCTAATTTTGATGTTGTAGCTAAAATCTCTGCAGTGAAATATATTGAATCTGTCTGGTATCTAAGTCTATCTCCAATAGAAACATCACCAAAAAATCTACGATCAATGTAAAATTCATATGTATCTGCAGATATTTGAACAACACGTTCAACTTCAACTTCGATGTATTGGCGTCGATCAACCAAAACACGAATAACTTTATTTGGTGTAATGACATCAACCATTTTACCAACGATGTCATCTGGATGTCCAGTAATAACTTTTGCGATTATAGATACGTCTTGATTCCATTTACCGTCAGACGCACGTAGCATCTGTTTAGATGGATATTCTACAGTAACATCTTTATTAAACAATAATCTGAATAGTAATTTGAAAGATTCTTCTGAACCTTTGGCTAGATATTGTTCTTTAATGTGTTGTAATAAAAATCTTTCAGAAACACCAACAGTGGTTGGAAGATTAACAGCCAACTCATTTTTAAAATGTTTAATGAAAGAGTCTAATGTTGTATCTAAATCTCTAAGTGTTTTAATATCTGGAGATTGAGTTTCCAGATATTCATAATACGCTTTTAAGAAATCTACAAATGTTTGGTGATCTTCTCTTATAAACTCTGGGAGTTGACTAGCTACAAGAGAAGAAACTTTTGGTTTATTAATCATGTTCTACTTGAAGAGAATGTATAATTATAACCACCACGTAAATCTCCATTTGCAGACTTATCGGCGATTGCTGTAACAGTTAAATGGTCTCTTGCAATCTGAGCGATTTGCGTAAGAGCAGAAACGACATCATTCGATTGCGGTTTAATTGAAATTTCAAAGTCAATATCAGCCAACGCAGTAATATGCAAATTGCGAATATCAATAATACCATTTGTATAATCAACAAAACCTATCTGGTCATTAACGATAATCTTAGTTGCATTCGTTCCAAATCTGTATAAACGTAGATTACCAATACCATCATCATCTATGTAATGTAAATTATCACTACCATAAACGTAAAATCCTGTTGTAGTGATAGCACCTTCTGGTAAACCAGAAGAATAAATTGGGTTAATTAAATTTAACAAATATTGAGCTGATACATTATAACGAGGTTGTAATTTTCTACGAATAGTTACAGTTGTAATGTTATTTGTAATACCCTGTTCGCATGTATCAATTAAACGAGAAAGTTTTGAGTATCTAAACACTCCATCAAAATTCTGTAAATCAGAATCATCATATGCAAAAATTGTATCAGTTACTAAAGTTGCAATTTCGGCAGCAGTTCGTGTAGTTTCTCTTTCGTTATAATATACTTTAACATCTAAAGAAATGTTAATATATTCTGGATCAACAACTTCAGGAATAACTGATACTACGTTTTTATTAGCTAAAATTGTTGATGTTAAACTAGCTTTTTGTAACTGAGTTAGTTTAGTTGCATCTTTTGGTTTAACACAAACGAAAATTTTACCATAAACAGGTGGATTATTATCTTCACCACCCCAAACAGAAACTGCTTTGGCTTCTGGTAAAGAAGAATAGATTATCGCTTTATAATCATCAGGTGTTACTGCGCGATTCTGAGCAGCATAAATTCTTGGAGCATTGAAACGAATACTTTCAATATCTTCTGCAGAGGAACCACCAGTTGCAATATCTAAACAAGTGATGTTAACTGTTGAACCAGTTAATAATATATTTCCTGTGTATGAAAACACACGTGCACCATTAGGGGATTCTAAACTTGATGTGAAGTAGTCAATATGAACAACATTACCATTTTCCAAAGCACGACCAACTACACCATCACCAAATGTTAATTCATATAATCCATCATCAATCTCTTTAACAAAAAATACTTTAGTTGCTGAATCAGCAGAAGTTATTGATGATGAACTTGTATATGTTTCGTAAATTGATGATGTAGAAGATTCTTGAACACGAACATTTAATGTTGTTAAATCTATATTTGAATTAGGAATAATATAACGTGAGCCAGTAGTTACGTTATATTTAAATGATAATGGAGTTCCCTCAACGATATTAACATTATCGAATGTGTAAGTAGTTCCTGAACCATTAATAGTATACGATTCTGTAGTGTGGAATGTATAAGACACACCATCAACTGAAGTGTTAAATGTAGAATATGCTGGTAATGTTAAAGAACTTGGTCCAATAACACCATTATTAACTGTCATTCTGATGTTGGCAACTGCGCAAGTAGCTGAGCGAGGTGTATAGCCAAGCATTTTTGCCAACGATACAACGCTATTACGTTTACTTGCTGAATCAAGGAACATTTCATTGATAGTCAAATTATTATATAAAGCGTTATAGTGGGTATTATATGCCAATACATCTAATAAAACAGAAAGACCAGATCCTTCAAAATCGTAATCTGAAAACTCAGACTGTCCCTGTAAGAATGTTTTTAAATTAGATTTAATGTTATCAAAATCTAATTCTGTTACGTTAATCTTTTTGTTTGCCATTATCGGGTTCTCTCTAATACTAGGTCAAGAGTTATTGGTCTCTCGGTATTAATTATTTTAAAATTTATTGACACATAAAGCGAATTGGTGTCTGGACTTAAATTCACATCAACATCAATCAAATTAACTCTTGGTTCAAAGTTATTAACAACGTCTATAATTGCTCTTTGAACCATGGTAGACAACATAGGGGTTGCTGGTTCAAATAACAGACGCTTAATTGGGCTTCCTATTTCGCTATGGAATGGACGCTCATAGTTTGATGTAAGAATTAGATTCTTTAAACTCGTTTTAACAGCGTTTTCATCATATCGATGAACGATGTCTTTAGTCACTGGATGTGCAGTGAAGTTTAAATCTAAATCAGAGAATATTCTTGTATTTCTTGCCATTTTATTATTTAGCTTATTCTACAAAGGAGTCAGGAGAACCTTCGGCGCATGCGTCTCCACATGCGATATCATCCCCAATCCTTGCAACTGGTTTACCTTCTATATAAGTCTTAGACGAACCACTACTAATGTATCTAGAATTTTGAGGATGAACCACTATTCCACATACATGAGTCGAAAATTGAGATTCTTCGTCTTGAAGACCAACCAACTTACCATTAATATAACTTTTCGTAGCAACAGTTGTTACCAAATTCGTTGGTGGAAAACAACCATGGCCAGTCGATAAATCTCCAAGTCTAACAATTGCTGGCATTAAGTAGTCCTAACATATGCTTGTAATGAATTTTTACCATTTGTCCAATCGTTTTGGACAGTTATAGTGTAAATCTGAGAACCAGCTGTAGTTGTTGCCAAATAGGAAAACACTCTAGTTCTATTCAAATCTGCTGCGTACCTAACCATCTCATATAAGTTTTCTATTTTCTCAAACTTATTTGTGGTTATTAAATTCTTATCTAAATTTTTATACTTCAATTCGTTAATAAAACTGTCAAAATAATATCCTGAAATTGTATCTCCAGAAATAATAACAGTTGCTGGGTTTTCTTCCATTGCTACTATCGTAACAGGTAATATTGTTGATGGTCCAGGAAGACTAGTCTCTGGATCAATCTCTCCTGCTTCTTCGTAAGTGATCGTGAATGAGAAATTCACATTCTCATTCAACGTCCCCAAATTAGTTTCTGATGGAAGAAACGCCATTAATTAGAACCAAATAAAAATAATCCACGAGATCCAGGTTTAACATTACCATTCGAATCTACTGATTTATCATCAATCATAGTGAATGCTTCTTTTCTATTACCCTCAGTTGAGTAAGAAATATGAATCCAATTCATCCATCCTGGACCTGGATTAAATTGAGCTCCAGGTTTTCTGTATTCTAAAATGATCTGATTGTATGGTAAAATCTTTTCTAACTGAACAGCAAGTTTCCATGTTTCTTCAAAAGAACGTTTAGGGTTATAACGCATATCTAATGCACGTCCCTTATTGTGTTCAGAATTATTTGTTCCGTTTCTTAAACCAGAGTTAATAGACCAAACACCCTTAGAAGATTGCGCTGCAAATTTACCACTTGTTGGTCCAAGCAATTCATAAATTGGTTCGCAAATATTTTCTGCTAAATGCGCCAAGTTAGCAATAATATCTTGTTTAGAATAATTCTTACCACCAATAGTAACATCTTGTAAAATCACTGATGGTTCAACTAATTGGCCAACAGTAAAATTCTTAGATAGTCTATATGATGGTGGGAAATCAGATCTACTGTAAATGTCAGAAGTGTTTACAGTTTTTCCTTTAACAGTATTTGGAATTGGTATAACTGCTTCTTGAGCTTGACCAGTTGAATTTTCTGGAGACTTATATGATGGATTATCATATTGTTTATTCTTTTCTGCCTGACCAGCTGGAGTTTCCCATTCGTCTGGCGTCTCAAATTTAGCAACATCTTCGAAAGAACGTTCTGGTGGTTCAAGATTAGAGAAATCTGATACGACAGCATTGATTAGTTCTGGTGCAGTTAATTCTGTTAATGGTGCGTCATTAACTTCAGCCATACCATTGGCAAATTGCATCTCAGAATAATCTGCATTGAAGTTTCCACCAGCATTAACCATAATATTACCAGCAGATTTAACTGACCAATCTGCTGTAGAATCGTGAATCTGATAACCATAAGACTTAGTAGTTAGATTATCTGCTTCGATGTTATAATCACCACCAACTTTTAATTTATAATCACCACCAACAGTCATATCTAAATTGCCTGCAACACCAACTTCGGCATCACCTTTCATCATAATACTACTTCTTCCCTCAACTTCAATCTTAGCATCGCCTTGACATAATATTCTAATATTTCCACCAACAGTTAAGTTTGCTGATCCAACAACGTAAATATTATCATTACGTAAAATGATTTTATAATTATCGCCAACAATGAAATTTGTTTGAGAACCATTTGGGTCAATCTCGATGAATGTTCCCTTACGATGATATAAATGGAATCGCTCACCATCTGGTGAATCGTCAAATTCCATTAAGTGTCCAGACTCTGACTCAAATACTTTATTGTATGGATAAACAGTATTATATGATGACAATGGTTGAGACCATTTTAACCCACCAGCTGTTGGTATATTAATTTTTCTAGTGGCGTCTTTAAACTGAAAACATGTTCCATCAATAACACCACGTGCCAATCTATTAGTATCAGCTTCATTCATATGATCACGAAGTGGATATTTTCCAGTAGGATCAGTAAATCCTATTTGATTTGCGTTTACTGAACGATCTTCGCTATATGCTTCTTTTTTATCAGCAGGAGCTTTTGCGATTTCATCTGCTGATAAATTCGGTTCTGTTGCTGTTGCGTTTTTATTCGTTGAAACTGGATCATTACCACTACCTAAAAAGTATTCGTAATAATTTTGTTTTGCTATCGCGATATCTGGACTATTAACACCAACTGCATTTTTAGCAGCTTGGAAAAATCCAGGTTCATACATTAATTTTTCCCACCCCTTAACTCTGTCTTTAATATAAAGAGCAGCAATTAAAGCTGATGTTTCTAAATCATCGTCTAATGAATCTGGGTTATTGGCAATATCAACATTCAATCCAATAGCCGAAGCTAATTTTTGATATCTCTCATAATTACCACGACCAGTTAATTGGATAAATCCACGACCATAGTATTTACCACCATCCATGTTCGTTTTATTCCCAAGGAAATTTTTACCACGGAAATCTGGTCCATAAAAGAATGAAAAGAAGTCTTCTCTCGTCATACCCTTTTTAGGAGCATATGAATATTTCTCAACTGTTTCAGTATCAGCGGAAGAGAAGATTTGTTTTAAGCGAACTGGGTTATATGAGTATGATTCTTTCTGCGGAACCCATTTACTCTCACCACCAGCGATACCAAGTAATGCGCACTTTGCATATTTTGTAGTTAATCCAACTTTATCACACGCAGCGATAAGTGCTTTAATACCATCAGACGCTTTAGAAGTTGCACCAGATTTAGGTGGTGGAGTTGTTGGTATATCAGTTGACGTTGCAACTACTGGAGCAGCAGCAGGGGTTTCTTTTGGTGCCGAGTTGTTGGCAGCATTAGTTCCTGTCGTTATTGGATTTCCTGAACTATCTAAAACTGGATTACCAGAAGAATCTGTTAAAATCCCACCTTGTGGAATAATGTCATCTGAAGAATCTTCAATAGCTCTTTCGCCAGACTTAGTTTGTGGAATACCACCGATAGTACCCAACATTACTGGTTGTTGAAGATCTTCATCTCTGAACATAATAACAACCCAACTACCTGGAACTGGACCAGTTGGTGAATGGCCAAGTCCACTAATACCAGCGGAAGTTACTGGTTGCATTGGATATGCCCAAGGCAAATCTTCTGTTGGTAGTAATGTTTTATTATCTGTGTGAAGACCAACTACTCTAACTTGGCATCTACCAAGTTTCAATGGGTCTTGTCTATTTTCAACTACTCCAGTGTATAACTGCATTATTTCTTCCCATCAAGGTTTAATAATAACGAATCTTTAATCAATTCTAATGTGCACTCATGTTTCTCTCTGGTGATAAAATGATTAACAGCAGAAATCAAATAATTTCCTGAAAATACATTATCTAAAACATCAGTATCTTTTTTCGATATTGGTTGTATTTTATTAAGAGTTACAGTAACAGTTTTACCAACTGTATAATCAAATCTACCTGGAACTATAATTTCTATTTTAGTAGATTCGGCTTGGTGCATTAAAGAAATTCTTTCTTGAATGTATCCAGTATTAGTGGCATCACCAAAGTTGCTAAAATTATTATAATACTTAGTTTCGTTAATGACCATAGATCCATAACGATATACAACTTTACTTGACGCAGCTGGAAATTTATTTAAATGTGCTTTAGAATTATAAGTCTGAAGCATATCGAAATTTTTACTTGAAATCTTTTTAGAAGTAATATCATGCGTATACATACGAGATCCATACATACCACTTCTAATTCTTTCAATGTAATCAAATCCTTCAGGAATTGTTATATTTTGTATTCTTCTATAATCTTCATTTAAGTTTTTAATACTTCCACCACCATTTCTATCATCACGATCATAATTATCATGAACGAATTCTTGAATTGGTTCTTGTTTATATAAAGAAGTTAATGATATGAAATTATATCCATCTCTATTTTCAAAAAACACATAATTTGGAGCTCTATCACGGCTAACTGCGTTTTCAGTTAAGTATATTAAGTTTCTTACAGGAGACCAGAAATTGGATGTATATTTTGTTGAGTTTTGAGTTTCTTCTACGGTGACTTTTTTAGATACTTGCAGACCATTCGTTTTATCTGATAATAATGTCTTAGCTATATCAGAAACTTTACCAGAAAATGTTTTACTAATAGATTTATTTAAATCAACGATAGCATCTTGCGATGTAAAATGTAATTGATATACGACTGACTTATCACCGATCATATCTCTATCTGTCATTTTAAAGATATAAAATTTACCATTAATATTACCAGTTTTTAATGTTGGTGTATTAAGTTTTAGTTCAAGATATTCTTCACCAATGAAAGGCATAACATTAATCAAATCCAACGTATCTTTAATGATTAGTGTGCCTGTGATGAATGGTGATAACAAATCCTCAAAGATTTGAATACCAATTATTTGATTTGTGATGTCTTGATAAAAACCAGTAGAAGTTACTACGTTGACACGTTCGATCTCAACATCACCTGCGAATCTTAAAATTTGCGAAGTTTGCATTACAACAATTCTTTATAATTTTTTAATACTACATTTAATAAATCTTTTGATATGATCTTTATTCTTCTTTTTGATTCATTCAAATCTTCTTCATATTGACGATTAGTCACAGAAACAGCACCGACAGCAGTAGAATGAACAATGTTACCTTTATCATCTTCATAGTGATGAACCGAATCTGCATTAACACCATACTTATCAGTTATATAAGCAGATAATCTTGGATAGTCTAATGGGAAATCGTTTCTATAATCAAATCTATTATTGGCTAACATAATAACCCAGTGATATTGGGCATCACCATAAAACTTTTCAGCTATTATCTCTGGAGTTTCTCCATCAATTATATCATATTCATCATATACAGTTATATTTGATAGTACATCTCTACGGAAACGGACATTTGTTGTAATATCAGTAACCAGCATCGCTTTACGCTCACCATTAATTTCATAATCATAGAGGAAATTTTGGAATTTTTCGAAGTACATTATAGACCATCCTTAACTTTATCTTTATCAACGAGAGCCAATTCACGGAAAGTCATTTGTACGTTAATTTGCGTTGGCATACCATTAGCGAAAGTATTAAACATACCATTCGGTGTATAGTTGATGTTCATTTCTGTCAACACACAAGAAGTGTGGCGATGAATATTTAAGTTTTCTTCACCATTTTGATAATAAAAAATATCAAATTCTGATGGGTAAATGTATAAGAAATTATTAGTATCTTTAAATTCTGGATGCATATGATACTTAAATTCTTGAATAATGTTCAATACATTTGACGCTTCTTCTGGGCTTCTTGGAAAAAATTGATAATCAAACTGGAATGTTCTAAAATCAACACCCTTAAACACTTGTTCTTTTTTCGGATTCGCAGCCAATCCCATAGCAGCAGAAGCTGCAGCTCCTTGTTTATCATTTTTCAAACCCATTGCACCAACGATAGATGCTGCATCATTTCCTAAATTTTTAATTCCACCACCTTTTAGAGATTTAATGATTGCTTCAGCACCAGAAGCTGCAGCTTGATATGCGAATGTATCTTCGTCACCCCAATTTGTTGAGTAACGAATATTTAATTGGTTTGGAATATGAAGAGCAATTGCTGTTTTTAATCTCTTTTGCGCACGAGTAACTGAAGCAGCTTGAGTGGCTGCTGCGCCAACACCGATAGCTCCTGGAGCAGCTGCAGCTGCGACTCCTAACGCAGCACCCTTTTTACCACCTGCTATTGCACCAATACCACCACCTGCTATTGCGGAGGCAGTTGCGTTTAGACCAACAAACGCAGTTTTGGCACCAGCACCAGTTCCTTCTCCATATAAGTTTCTGTTAATCGCTATGAGTTGTCCACGATCTCTAGGCGCATAATCATCAACTGTCTCAACAGTTTTATCATTAAATAATTTAGAGTCAATGGCAACGTTAATATAAAATATGGCATAATTTTTACCATAATTATCACTCATAATGTCGTCTGGATATGAGTAGTTTTTTATATTATATTTGTTATCATCAAATTTATCTGTGCTTCTACCAGCATACAATGGCTTCATTGGAGCAGTAGGTTTTGGCACTGTTGGGTTTTTTCTAGACCTGTATTCCTGAGCTTTTTGAGTCAGAACATTATTGTCTGGAATTCCATCATAATTGCCGTTAATGTCGTATCCCATTGGTTTTACCTAAATAAGTAAGAGTGTTATTCTATTATTTATTTAGGCATGTTTCACAAAAGACTTTATAAACCATTGTTCCCAGAGAAGTATTCTGGCGATCCAACCAACATAATTATGAGAAGTTCTTGGGAGACTAAGTTCGCGAATTGGTGCGACAAAAACCCAGCTGTGTTGAAGTGGAAATCTGAAGAAACTGTTGTTCCATATAGATGCCCAACAGATGATAAGATTCATCGTTATTTTATAGACTTTCAGATACAAATAAAACAGAATACTGGTTTAGTTAAAACCTATTTGGTAGAGGTAAAACCCCACAAACAAACTTTACCACCAGTATTTCCTGGAAAAAGAACTCAAAGATATTTGACTGAATCCATGACTTTCATTAAAAATCAAGCTAAATGGAAAGCTGCTGATAATTATGCGAAAGATCGTGGATGGGAATTTAAAATAATAACAGAATACGAACTCGGTCTTGCAACACCTAAATAATTAAATGGCTAAAAACCCATCTACCCTACAAGACATATTTGAGCGTAACCAATACGATTTAGCCACTGCAGCTAAAAAATCTAGATCTTGGTTCGATCAACAAGTTCTGCTTATGAGTAAGCAGCAAATAACACCACAGAAAGTTTTAAAGGGAGATCCTTCAGCTTTAA